CCGCTGGAAATCGCACCGCCGTCGTCGTACACAAGGGCAAAGGCAGCCGAAGACACTACATCTCTCAACCAATACCAGTATCGTAAGTTAACGATTGACGGATTAAGCATAGCTGCTGCGAACTGCTGACGACCAGTTGTATGCTTGTTCGGAAGCGTTACACCATCATTTGCGGGCGCATACACATGAGTACCATAAACCATGATTTCGTTCATTAATTCTACCTGGGAATCAAACCATGCCCCAGCAGATGCATGACCATCAGTAACAGCATTTGTCAGATAATCTCTATGAGTGAGAAGCATGTCTCCGAATGCAGCCTTGATTGTGGTCTTTGCCTGCTCCAGACCTTCTTTGTACATCTTAGATCCAACATAACCGCCCTCGGTTGTGTTTGTATCATTCATAGCATGACTGTATAATGCGGAATCCGGGACGATTACCAAATGTGGTTTTGTGAATTCATTATCACCGCTATTGGTAAAATAGCAAATATCCCAAATTCTCCAGGTAATACCGTTAATCACCCAGTAATCGCCGATATATAGATTATCAAATGTTCTATTTCTAATTGCAGCTTTCTGCTCAGCCGATACGGATGTTCCAAGATTTCTTCCGCCCCAGATCATTCTGTGCTGCTCTGCTGACACCATACCAGCCAAGTCAATAGCTGCGTTTTTTGCTGTGATTTTCTTAGTACCATTCGTACCATCCTTGATAAGAATATCCCCACTGTCGAATCTTGTCGCAGCAGGATAATCAATAAGTTTACTCATTTCTTGTTCCTCCTTTTAGCAATTTATTGCGTCCGCAAACGCAGGAAGAGTCTTCAAATAATCATAAGCCTCTTCGATTGTCATATTTTCTTTGTACGGCAACTCATATGTAACTGTAGCCGTATATGCTGGTTTCCCAGCGTTTTCATTCTCTCTACTTTCTTCGTCCACATAGGAAATAACAGCAATCGAAATGTGCGTGTTGATTGCTGAATGAACAAACAGGATTCGATGATAACTCAGAGGAATACCATTATCCTGTTTTATAGATTTGCTTAAAGCCATTTTGAATTTTCCTTCTTAATTGAAATACACTGTAAACTGACCAGAAACGCCACAAGCATCATTATTGGTAACTACATTTGTAGTATTCGAAAAGTGTGCCATAACACTGATACAGTTATCAGCTAAGGTTGCTTCGTAATATTCCGGTTGAACGTTCGTATCTGCTCCAGAGCCATACAAATAATTCCCACCTTGTCGAATTATCAAACCCGGATTAGAAACTACGCTTACGGATGTTACTCCAACACATGGTCTCGATAAAGGAATACAAAAATGTAGATTTGCTTTACTGCCTGTAATAAATCCTCCGCCTTTATAACGCATATTAACGCAAGCGTCTCCTGGGGCATAATATGGTCTTATCCAGGTGTCATATAATCCAGAATATAATACTATATCCCTTCCCATTAAACATAATTGACCTCTTTTTGCAACCGCATGTCCATATCCAACAACCACTTGATCGCTAGAATTCACGTCAACAACAGATCGATAATTACCAGAAGTATCTGCCACCCACAGCCCATGACCGTTATTAGCAAGAAAATTATCTCCTGTTTTCACATTACTAGCTGCTGATATTTCTTTTCCAGACGATATTGCTCCTGGAGTTGAAATGTCGCCACTCATGAAAGCGAGATTTCCGTAAACATTTATAGATTTATCAAAAAACTCAAATCCAGCACCATTGGCGATTTCGGTTCCGGTACCCATTTTTCCGAGTTTTATGGATGTTCCATCGAAATATAGGATCTTCTGAATATTTTTTCCATTGAATATCGAATATGATTCTTTGGCACTCATTTCACGGGCTTCGATTTTCACACCAATAATTGATCCGCTTGCTTCTATATCCTTGGCAAACAAATCGTTTACGTTGATCTTATCTGCATTTACCGAGCCAGAATACAAATTTGCACCATCAATGTAGATTAAATCTTTGTCTTTTGCCCACGCTACAAGTTTTTTCCAACTTTCATCAGCGACTTTCCTAACGTCGTCCAGATCGCCCAGTCTTGCAGCTGGGGATGATAAATTTCCATTGATAATGACTGAATGGTTCTTAACCAATATAAGAACTCGCTCACCATTTATCGCATTGACCGTGGCACCGCAAGGGGTAAGTAAATCTGAACCATCCATTCGCACATACTTTTCCCCATTTCGAACAACTACTGTTCCATAAACAGCGTTTTCGCTTCTGCTTTTATCTTTGTTCGCAACAGTTTTTGCAAACTGAGATGCAATCTCGTTAGATAACGCCAAAGTCAATCACCTCCATAATTTTGATGTATATATCGCTGTTTCTGTAACTTTGCATCCAGTATCGCAAGTAATTGCCTGTTTCACGATTTTTGCTTTTACATTGTTAATACCAGCTGCCTTATAGTTCAAGAGAACACAATCCCCCAGTCTAACAGGGTAATACCCATGTGAAAATGTCACTTTATATTCCACTGTCGATAGCTTCTGAAGTAATTTTTCAGCATATTCTTTAACTTGATATTCTGTCGGTTCTCCAGAAAAATCTGGATCAGTGTCCCTATGGATTATTTCTCTCCCACGGCTAACCGTAGATGTGGGACTGTTGGAATCTTTGTTTACAACTCGGGCATAATAATTCAAGTTGTTCTTGGAATACACAACTTCAACTACATTTGGAATCCCGTATAAATCGTATTCTTCACTTACATCTGCATACAAAATAGAACTATCATCATCATTGAATTCAGTTACGGGCTGTAAAGTAGCCGTATCCTGAACTGGTAAGAACAGAACACGGCCTAATTCATCAAGCCCTAATTCGTATTTTGCGTTTGCTATAAGATCATCAATAAATGAAATCCATTTATCATCGGTATTTGCTGCGAAATCGAAATACAATTTCTCGTCACAACTAGGCTTCACGACCGGAGCCCTAACATGATTTCTTACAATCCGATAAGCTTCATCCATTACATTCGAGTCTTTTTTGATAAAATATCCGATTGGTGGCGGATTTTCTTTTAACTCAAGTAATGGCGTGTACGAGTCCATGTTAATTGTTCTTACACGACCATCAAACGCCGAGGATGGTGTTTGTACTAAAAAAGTTCCTAATGGATGCCTTTCTTTAATTCCATTTTGAATTGTTACGAGATATGCTCGAATATAGCACTCACCTAACCGCTCATTGATGTTGAAAGAAGCAGATCCTTTTGTCTCGGCGTCCTCGTCTCGCTCGATGGTAGCTGATCTTACAGTAGTAATCTGATCCTTATCTTTCCAAGTTCCAGGATCGACAATATAGTATTCGAAGGTTTGCTGCATAGATTTTTTCCAATCTGGCATTTATGCACCTCCTTCTACTCTTGTCAATTCTATCGAAACTGGTATCGTTAATGCACAATGTGTCTGTGATATTGATACTTTTATATGAGCCCAGTATCCGGTTCCTGATGGTTCTCTTGCGTAAACATCCCCCATCCAAACGGCAAGTCTTCTGAGAGCATATAAAGTTTCTTCGTCATTAGATGGCACTTCCATTTTCCATGAAGACGTTTCTCCAAGTTGTGTCCCGTAATAACTTACAGGTCGCTTTCGTCCAACATATTTAACAAGAGCTACATCTTTGTCATTCTTATCCGATACATCCACATTATACGGAAGTCTGACTAATGATCCTGTCCACGGAGGAGTTGCTACTTCATCGGCTTCGTTTGCCAACGATGAGTCAAAAGAACTCCATGCTTCACTCCATTGAATAATGACGCCGTCTTCTCCTATAGGATAACCTGGAGGATCATAATAAGATACAGCACCGGTCTTGATATCGGTAGCCACGATTCTGTACCTTGCGTAATCTAATGCCGGATGCGGATCAGTAACGTAATGGCCATGCGTGTTTTCAATACCGCTGGCAATTTCAACGAACTCGCCAGTGTATTCTTTTCTGTACACAGCTAATCGTACGTTTGCTGCGAGTTTCTCATTTTCATCTTCGCAATACGGTCGAATGATGCAGGAATACGTATCTGGATCGTATGCAATCTCTGCATTCGGCTCGTCAACTGTTTCATCCCAGCTCACCGTAAATTTGGTTGTCGCATCGCAACTCAAACCGATATTCATCGTTACAGTTACTTTAACCGTATACGATATACCATTTTCCAAATCTAAGTCGTTAGCTGAAATTCCAATTGCTAAATTTCCAGAAGCGTTGAAATATTTTGAATATACCGATTCTCCAGCAGTCACCATATATTCATTTCCAACTTGATCAGTTGTTTCATACCCTTCGTTGGCTGTAATATCAACATAATACCCTATTGGACTTTGTGTTTTTGGACCTGGAATCGCATTTATATAGAATGGGAAAGATGTTAAAGTTGATAGCGCTGTGCCGTCCATCTTACGTACATAAACAGACAATGTTGGATGTGCATATATATTAACCTCACGAGTTGCAGACCATTCACTATACGCCTCAGTAATACCAGACGTTCTAACTCTCCATTTTATGGTTGTGCCTTCTGTATACACTCCAGTATTGATGGAATATGTACTTGCTTTTCCTTGATCATCGTCGGATTTCGTATTTTGAATCGTCTGTGTCGTAATTCTACCGTCAACGTTCAATTCCAGTTGAGCATGTTTCTCATAAGAACCGTCTTGAGAATTATGAATCCAATATAGAATCAACGATTCTCCGACCATAGCTGTTGTTGTAGACGACCAGGTCGTAGGTGCTGAGGGTTCCTTTCCGATAACAACGGATGCCACATCGCTCCATCCAGAGTTTCCTGCACTATTAACCGCTCTTACCCGAAAGAAATATTCTTTTCCAGATTCAAGCCCTGTAAATTCAGCGTGACCGGCTTCGGATTCAATGGTTTTGCTTGTCACCTGGTCGGGATTTGCATCGAAATATTGTCTCTCAGTAGTGTACTGAATCTCATAACTCGTGCAGTTGACAACGCGATCCCAATCCATAGTAATGGAAGTTGACGACAATGCTCTAAGTGTTGTGATTTTTCCTGGCGAAGATGGTTGAGTAGTGATAGTACTCGAATAATCAGACCATGCGCCTTCGTCGTCCATTGTATATCCACGGCAACGAGCTTTATACTTATACCCAGTTTCGATCGTACAGGATATTCCAGCAGATTGATTCTGAATTGTGGAATACCCTGTATAGAACGGATCACTTGTGCCATCCTTGTAAACTTCAAACTCAACCCCGGTAGCCGTCCATTTCGAATCCAAATTAGAAATACTCAAATCAATCTGAGTTTTATTATACTCGTTGATACCGATTTCAGGTGCCGATGGTTTAGACGGCGGACTGGATTTGAAATTGTATTTTTTCTCGCTTGAAAATTTTCCCGTCCAATACGCAACATCTTTTTTATTGACTTTATGCGTCTTGGCAATCGCCTTAACTTTAAACTTTACCTTTGTAGCGTTCTCTGGAGCAGTATACGTACTCTGTTTTACAGTTTCTGTCGTATCAGCACCGACGAACCAGACGCCGTCTCCGGTTGCATAATACCAAATGCATTTATACTCTTTTGTGTGCGATTTACTCCATTTCCAGGTTGC